AAGATGCTTCCGGTCGGACAAGGTTTTAATGATGATGTGTATTCGTTTGTTGGCCATGGCATCTCTCAAAAAATGGCAGAGGACATTGATTTTCTTGAAAAGAAGATTGAGTCACCAAAGAGAGCGATCACAGCGGAAAATCTGGCGGAATTATTGATAAGGGCAGAAAGCAAAAGACGAGCAGTATTCAACGATTTTGGTTTTGGAGGAAAAAGAATGCAAATGCGAATAGGAAAACTTGAAGCTTTGGCAGAAGAGAAGGAAGATATCGAGTCCAGGATAGAAAATTTCTCACAGAGATTTCCTTTCTATGCTGCAATGGAGAAAATGCACCAACATGACTCGACGCTGCGCCGGGCATGTTGGGATACTGGAAGATTCATAGAGAAAGCAGTTGACATTGCGGACAAAAACGGTCTGGGAGTTTTTATTGTAATTTGCCTGCCCAATTCTGACGGCATGGGCTCACGCCGAGCACCCTGGCTGCCAACGCCTGCGGATTTGTTCGCAAAGGATTGGATGATATTTTAAAAGATTCTCCATAAGTCAAGTCTAAAAAAAGCCCGGGCCAGCAATGGTCCCGGGCTTTTTTTATATATATAGATATATGGTTACGCCTTCGTTGTTATTTTCACCCATTAAATTAAACTCAAACAATCAGGACACCTCATTCGAGGCCCTTATTCCCATTCTTTATAGCGACACCCCGAAGGGGACCGCAAAGGACACTACATGACTTTACCGGCAAGCGTACAGGCCGCATCAGACCGAGCGGCGGCTTTGATCGACCAGCAGGCGAAAGGGACCCCGGGTGATGAGACCCAGGGTGCTGAAACACCCACAGGCACCCCCACGGGCACCCCTGAGCCCGTTGTTAACCCAAAGCAGCAAGCCACCGGAGACGATAACGCTCCAGCACCCCAGGCCCAGGCCCAACCAGATGATTTCGAGACAAGGTACAAAACCCTACAAGGCAAGTATAACGCCGAGATCCCCAGATTGAATCAGCAGGTCCGGACAATGCAAGAGAGTGTCAACTCCTTGACCACGGAGAATGCCCGGCTAAAAGAGGCCGGAAACCAAAAACAATCAGATCCAAATGATTCCATCCGCATCGACCCGGATAGCCTGAGTGAGTACGGAGAAGAGTTTGCCACGCTTGCAAAGCAGGTGAACCAACTCTCCGATGAAAACGAACGGCTCCGGGGGCAAGTAGGGACTGTGCAGGAAACGCAGGGGAAGACCGTATATGATGGATACATCAACAATGTAGCCGCAGCATTGAAGGAAAAGGGACGAGACTTCGGGCAACTGAATGCCGATCCTGACTTTCTGACGTGGCTCCAGGATGCCCATCCTTTCACGGGAAAGCCCAGACATGCGTCACTGCAAGAGGCAGAACAGGCCATGGATGTTGGAAGGACCATGAGGATCTTTGAAGATTACCTGGGCTCAGCACCGCAGCCGAAACCGCAGCCAAAACCGAAGCCACAGCCAAATGTTCAGCCAAATTCCACTTCTGTTTCCGATACCAACCCACCCATGCCCAGCACACAGGGGAAAATATGGACACGGGGAGAAATATCGAAACTGTTTAAGGATAAAGCCAACGGTCTTTTTAAAGGCCGAGAAGCTGATTTTCAGGCATTGCAGGCAGATGTTTTTGCAGCACAGACGCAGGGGCGGGTCAGGTAGGAGATAAATAATGAGTTATCCTATTGATTCCACACTTGGAGCAACTTATGACGGTATGTCTGGGACTTACATCCCGGAGATTTGGTAATAATTGGCCAAAGAAAAATTGAATCTGAATAACGGGAAGGCTTTGAGCCGCTAACCCGATGCAAGCGATATCTCATAAAATAACGCCATGGAGGTTAATAAAATGAGTGAAAAGTATTTGGCAGGATTTATTGATGCAGATGGGCACTTGTCCGTTAGGGCGAGAAAGGGAGCAAGACCTGATATGGAATTCTCTGTAGCACAAAGATCGGACTTTACCGAACCGCTTATTGAATTGCGGGACATGTTCGGTGGTAGGATAAGAGAAAAATTCTCAGGTGAACATCTTGAGCTCCAAATGCGTTGTGGTCCTGCCGTAAAATGTATAGAGCGTCTAAAAAAATATATGGTGTTAAAACAGCACCACGCAGCACAATATCTTGATATGGCTTTTCGTGCGCCCGTTTTGAGGACAGACAGTGAGGTCCTCGAGTTTAGGCAAAAAGTAAAAGCTGTTAGAAGGGAACCGAATAAATTTGTCCGTAATTTTCCATCGCGAAAGTGGATGGCTGGATATATTGATGGGGATGGTTGCTTTGCTATTAAAAAGTGCAAAAAGACAGGTTACGCATACCCATTCCTTACTATCCTTGCCGCTGAGAATTACACGCCCGGAATAGAGTTGATCCAAAAGGCTTTTGGTGGGGCAATCCGCATTTCGGGTACAAATAGCATTTTGCAATTGCAACTCAGTAATCCGAGTAAGGCAAAGCAGGTGATAGGGTATTGTGGAAAACATTTGCGAAAAAAATATGACGTTGCACATTTTATATTGAAGTGCGCAAAGAGTGGCAATTTCCGTGACGGTGAAGCCATTCGTAGGACAGTAAGCGCTCTCAACTCGCAGCAGCACAGACTGAGCGATTCAACCGTTACAGTAGATGATCATATTAATGAGATTAGGTTTGATATCCTGAAGAAAAAAGTGGGTAGGCCAATCGGAGTTAAGAGCAATCATTCAAAACGGAAGCGACAGTCGAACCTATAAGAATATAGGCTGCAGGCAAGCTCCTCGAAAAGTTCTATACGGCAACGGTGTTCGCCGCAATCAGTAACACTGATTATGAGGGCGAGATTTCCTCGGCGGGCGATAAGGTGATTATCCGGACAGTTCCGGCAATCACCATCCGAGATTATAAGGTTGGCAATGACCTAACATACGACAGGCCCGTGGGGGACACTGTCGAACTCCTCATAGATAAAGGCAAGTACTTTGCATTTGTCATCAATAATGTTGAGCAGAAACAGGCAGACATCGCATATGTGGACAAATGGGCAGAAGATGCGTCGGAACAGATGAAGATCGCCATTGACGCCGGGATTCTTGCAGATATCCCCGCTGATGCACATGCGAACAACACCGGTGTTACAGCCGGAAAAATTTCCGCAGCAGTTGATCTTGGTGTTACCGCGGAAGACGGATCCACGGCAATTGCCCTGTCCAAGGCCACCATTGTTGACAAGATTGTCGAGTGCGGTCAGGTCCTGGACGAACAAAATGTACCAGAGACAGGCAGGTGGTTTACGCTGCCTGCATGGGCATGCGCTCGGGTGAAGCTCTCAGAATTGAAAGATGCATCCCTCACGGGGGACGGAAAGTCAACTTTGAGAAACGGGAGAACCGGGATGATTGATCGTTTCGAACTTTACAACACCAATAATATCTCCCCTGTTACCGAAACGGCGGCCAAGTGCTACAGCATGCTATTTGGTCATAAGTCGGCCCTGACGTTTGCATCCCAGCTCACCGAAAATGAGTTGATTCCTAATCCTACAGATTTTGGAAAACTGATGCGTGGATTGCAGGTGTATGGATACGAAGTTATTCACCCCGAATCCATGGGTGTCCTGTACGGAAAAGCTGCATAACTGACAACCTTCATAATCAACCCGGGGGCCTGCTGGTTCCCGGGCATGAGGATATGAGAAATGAAATTTCAAAATATTAAATGCATTGAGTCTGAAAGTTTGGCTCTTGCCGACATGACCGATGGCACTGACGCCACCGGCTATATTGATGTCACTGCGGCTGATTTACCCATCGGGGCCATTCCTCTTTTCTGGGAGGCTTCTGTCACTGTCGCCTTTGCCGGAACAGCCTCTGCAACCATGCAGGTTGGCATTTCCGGAACGGTTGCGGCCTTCTCCGAAACCACAAGTAACTCCGTTGCAGCTATCGCTAAGAAGGCTTCCCATGCCCTAGCCGCATCCTCCACGGCTGCCCGAACCATCCGCGTGACCATCACCGACACTAAGGGGACCACTCCGGATTTTGGCGACTTCACAGCCGGGGCGCTAACCCTTAAGCTTTTCTTTTATGAACCTGAAGCTGCATAACTGCGCCGCCAGATTCGCTACCTGATGCGCTGGGGAGGATGGCCTAAAAACCTCCTCCCCTTTTTTATAAGGAAAGATCCATGGAATTTTTAAAACAGGATTGGAGTGGTCGCGTTTATGTCAAAACAGATGTCTTGGCACAGCGGAAGGATATGGAGCCGTATGAGTTCTCGGAACCGGTACTGGTGGTACCTGTTGACTTGCACAACATGGATAAAGAGAAATTAGGAGCCTACGCCATGGATGAGTTTGGCGTGGATCTTAACAAACGAAAAAGCCTTAAGAACCTTGTCAAAGAGGTCGAGGCATTGATGGAGACACACGATGGCAACTTATAGCGCTGGTAATCTGGTAATCATTCTGGGCCAACAACTTCATGATGTTGGGCAGGATACTTGGACAGAGGCACTGCTTTTGACTTACTTGTCTGAGGCTCAAAACCAGATTGCATTACTTAGACCGGAAGCTACTGCAGTGACTGAAGCCTTTATACTCGACACTGAGGCTAAGCAAGAAATCCCGTCAGGCGGTGTTCGTTTCCTTGACTGTGTCCGGAATCTTGGCGCGGGCGGGACAACCCCGGGCAGGCACATCAAACGAATTGCCAGGGGAGAGATTGACGGTTATTATCCGAACTGGACATCCGACACCGGAGACACAGAGATAAAGCGGTACATCTTTGAAAGCGAAACCCCCCGCACGTTCTGGGTTTATCCGACACCCAGTGTTGCCCTGACTGTGGAGCTATCCTATTCCAAAGCCCCAACACAGATTATAGCAACGACAACCGATCTTGGACTCGATGACATCTATATCTCTCCAATGTTGGAATGGACACTTTACAGGTGTCTGAGCATGGAAGCCAAGGGCGCATCCGCAAACCTGGCAGCTCAACACATGCAGGCATTTTACCAGGCCCTCGGTTTGGCGGTTCAGGTTGATCAAATAGTCGAAAAGAATATGAAGGAGTAAAGGCTATGACGGCATTCAGTGATTTTTACCCTTTCATACGCCCAGATATACCGGGTTGCCCAGAGCCAGGGATGGACATAGAGCTTGTCAGGATCTCTAACCACTTTTGCCAAGAAAGTTGGGTTTACCGTGCGGATATTGAGGAATTTGTCATTTCTGGGGACGAAAGCGTGTCGCCAATGCTTCCAAGCGGAACCGAGCTTGTAGGGGTGGTGAGCGCACAAAAGGACGGGCGGCAAGTTTATGATTTTACTATTGATGGCAATGACATTGTTTTCGATGAGGTAGCAACCGGGGATTATGATTTTGACCTTACCATTGCGATTAAAAAGCCAATGACGGCAACTGATGTGCCCGACATCCTTTACAGGGATCATCTTGACA